GCTCTTCAATACCACGAAGTCAAGATTAACCTCGATATTCGCCCCATCGGCGAGTGCTTGTGGGCTGTCAATAATATGCAAGCAATAGGAAATGGCACGACAAGTGTGTCGGCCACTCAAGCCTATCAACAATCTTTGGTCGCTGCATCCCTGTACGTTGATTATATTTTCCTTGACACTGATGAGCGTAGAAAAATGGCCCAAAATCCCCATGAATATTTGATCGAGCAGTTGCAATTTACAGGCGATGAATCCGTCGGAAGTTCATCGAATAAAATCAAGTTAAATTTCAACCATCCTTGCAAGGAACTAATTTGGGTTGTTCAAGCAGACGCCAACGTTGACTATTGTTCATCTCTGGATTCCAGTACCACTCTATTCAAGACCCTTGGCGCCCAGCCTTTCAACTACACCGATTCAATTGATGCTCTTCCGAATGCCATTCACGCGTTCGGTGGACCAGCTGAAACTGAAGGTGCAAATGGATTTATTACGACTAGCGGTCTGTTCCAAATGGCAGGCGCAATTGATGGTTCTCCGCAAATCGGAGTCACAGGCGAATGGAATTATCCTTCATACCCATCTGGCTCAGCAACTGGCGCTTATCAGCCATTTGCACCAGTTGGCACTTCTCCAAATACGGCTGGTTCATACGTGTCTGATGCAGGAACCTTTGTTATGGCAGAAACCGCTCTTGATATGCATTGCTGGGGAGAGAACCCAGTCGTCACGGCCAAGCTCCAACTCAATGGCCAAGACCGTTTCTCTGAACGTGAAGGGTCTTATTTCGATGTTGTCCAGCCTTGGCAACATCATACCCGTGCCCCAGATACTGGAATCAATGTGTACTCATTCGCTCTTCGACCAGAAGAACACCAGCCATCTGGCTCGTGCAACTTCTCGAGAATTGACAATGCCGTCCTTCAATTGGTGCTATCATCTGCCACGGTCGGAGGGACTGCTACGGCAAAGGTCAGAGTGTATGCGGTTAACTACAATGTTCTTCGAGTGATGAGTGGGATGGCTGGCGTCGCGTACTCAAATTAGAGCAATCCAAATGGCCGAGAGTAATTGTTTGGAAACCTTTAGGAAAAACCATAAAAATGATTTGGTGCGTAAAAAATTGATTTATAAAATCTATATTATATTATATGTATAATATGGAGTGTGTGTTTACAAATTCAGATTCAATGTCCGCCTATATCGCTTCGCTTAAAACGCACCATTATCACGCCACAATGATGCAAAAATATTCAGTCATTGAATATAAACAAGGTCACGTGAAAGACGTCGGTAAAGATGCAGGTAAAGAAAAAAACCCAATCTGGATTGTGAATGAAAATGATACAGAAATTTGGTTTATGTATTGTGATACGAATACTATATGCAAATTATGTGAGGATTCGCATAAACTTATATTGGATTATGAGCAAACGCATTGCGATGGTGAAAAAATAACGTGGTTTGGTCAAAATGGATACATTTATGGAAGCGTTCCACATAAGCCAATGATGTATATGCATCAACTGCTTATGAATTGTTATGGAAACGGAAAAGGAACATCAAACGTTAGCGTCGACCACATTGACCGAGACCCCGCAAATAATATGATGTCAAATCTGCGCATTGCAACGCGAAAGGAACAAGAGCAAAATTCCAAAGGCATTGCGCCTGGTACGAAACGAGAACGTCAATCCATTGCACGCGATTTGCCCGAGGGAATTACGCAAGAAATGATGCCCAAATATATAACGTATAATGTAAATGTATATAATAAAGAACAGAACAAATCACGTGAATTCTTTAGAGTTGAAGGGCATCCCGCCCAACTGAAAGTCTGGGAAAGTTCAAAATCCAACAAAGTTGCTATACAAGACAAATTGGAACAAGCCAAACTAGTATTGACGGATTTCAATAATGGAATCTTGCCACAAATCAAGGTTCTCACGCTGCCGAAATACACGTATTTCACAAATACCCGCGGTAAATTCCATCTCAAATATGACGATGGAAAACGAACAAAATCGATGGCGATTAATGACCCCGATTTTGCAATAGACGACAATGCTGAAAAACAAGCCCAATTATATTTATTCAATGCGCTCATTATTGCAGCGCACGGCGAAGAATATGCAATATTAAAGGACGAAGAAGCGCAAAATATAAAGAATACATATGTGCCAAAAGCGGAACATAATCTGATTGCAAAGGCGGAGAGTATATTCGCAATGCCCGCATATGTTTCCGCTTATATTGAAAGAGATAAACCGTTGTTGGCGTTCAGAAAAACGGAAAATACAGTTACATTAAATAAAAAAATCGGATTGCCGATGATTTTCGCAGAAATGTCGGATGAAGAAAAACAGTTTCAACTACAGCGATTAAATGCAGAGATTATAAAGAAATACGGCAATGCATATTGTATAATAGAAACGAGCGAAGCGCAAATCGTAGAAATCCAAAAAGCAGCGACGACATTACCGACGACCAAGGCATTGCCAATGAATATATATATAAAAATCAATACTGGAAAACCGTATTTGATATTTGATAAAAAGGAAGGCGGCGTCAGAACAACGCGAATGCAATTATTACCCAACAATTATAATATAAATAAAGAATTGCATATATTTCACGACAGAATAGCGGACACTGGCTATAGTTTCGACTTGGCGCCGTATCCATATGTCCCCGTTGTTATGCCTCCAAATATGTATATTAATAATTGCGAATTGCCCTATATGATTCGGCAAATCGGAACTACCATACAAACTGCTATATTGCATCCAGGCGAATTGCAAGAACAACTTGATAATTTTGACCAAAATTGTAAAGACGATGTGATACTGGAACAATATACGCATTGTTTTCCCGAGAATGTGTGTTTCTGTATGAAGGCCAACAAACCACTGTTGTTATATCAACGACGGTCGAATGAAATAAAGCATTATATAAGCGCCACGTTGCCAGACGCGTATAGTATAAATGCGCAACTCATTGCGTTAAATGTGCGAATTGTGGCGAAATATGGTGCGGAATATGCAATAATATAGTGGCTATATCTTCAATTTATAAAACCGAAAGGAATGGGAAAAAACAAAAACCCAAAATAAAATAAACACATAATATATGAGCGTAAACCATAGTAAACGCCAGTTTAGCGGGATGAATGACCCGGGTCACGATTTCAGCGCGCATAATTATTTTGACGGCTTCTCATTTGAGGATACTATTATTCCCGGTGCAAATTTTACAAAAGGTGCAAGTTTACGTAAGGCTAAATTTATACGTACAAACGTGATTGGCGCAAACTTGGAAGGTGCATTTTTTAATAGGGCAGAAATATCAGATTCGTTTATGGACGGCGCAAATTTATTGGGCGCCCGTTTGAATGAAGCCGAATTTACACGCACAAGCGCAATTGGAGCGAACTTTGAAGGTGCAGTTTTTAATGATGCTGAAATATCAGAATCGCATATGGAAGGCGCAAATTTTACAGGCATAAATTTGGCAAGATTACAAATAGAGGATTCGCATATGCAAGGCGCAAATTTCTCAGGCGCGACGTCTCACGGTGCACGTATAGATGGCACAAATATAATGAGAACGAATATGGAGGGCGCCGATTTTACAGGCGCCAATTTAACAAATGTGCATTTAGCGAACGTTAATTTAACTGGCGCGAATTTTACAAGTGCCATTTTTACAGATGTAAGTTTAAGGAATGTTAATTTAACTGACATTAAAGGCATAACTCTTGGTATGATGAAAGACGTAACGTTTGATAACGTCACAATAAACGGCCGAATATTTAATGGTAATGCACAACCTGCTATTCGGGAAATGTATAAATCAGACTTGTTATGGAACGAACGTGCGCCATTGGCTCAATTTGTGGACGCAGTCGATAGGAAGGTGCAAGATGCATCCGAGTTTACTTCGTCTTCAAACGACCAAGATATGCTTAAACTAATACATAATACATTACGTCGGCGTAATGCTTCAACTTCAATACTGCAATATATAAAACCAGAAGGAAACGGAAAAAAGAAATCAAAAAGAAAAAAAACAAAGAAAAGGAAAACGCGTTCATTATAACCAGTATTTCAGTATATAATCCAGCACAACGCAATTAAATATACACATTATCAATAATATACGAGTAACTATATTATGATACCAAATCATTGAATATAATAACAGTAATGACACGATTATTGTTATTATAGCGAATATCTGAATATTACGATAATTATGCCGCAAATGTTTCAACGCGAAATCATAATAATAATCATATTCAGTTGTAACGTGCAAATCAGGTTCCACGCATTTGCGACATTGCGGACACGATTTCACGGACCGAAGGCAGCAATTATGCGCATACATCAACCTGCAATTGCAACCATAAGCGTATGACAATGCGATTATAGGGTAACGGTGTAAACCATTATTTTGACCGACGCCGTATTTGGTACAGCAAATAAAACACTCCATTTTACATATAAAAATGTTATTTAACCAAATCAATTTTACATATTGTGCGAATTGGAAACACTTTCTCGATTTCATCTGCGATTTTCAAAGCAATGTCGCAATGTTCTTTCTGCGTGGTATTTGCATCACACCGCAATTGAATATAATGAATCCAACTGCGAACGGTGCCGTTCATATATAACCGCGTCTTGGTTAATCCCTCGCTCAATATAACACGGGCTTGTTCTTTCGCAATGTGATTATCGATGCAGAATTGATAATATTCATTTTGTTTTGCAATGAGTTCTAATTGTATGGTGTTAAATTGGTGTTTAATGTCGGCGTCATCGGTAGGCACGCTCATCTGGCGGTTGGTCGGGTGTTGGAGGCGGCATTCGCGTACCGTGAAATCATTGGCGGTCGCATATCTTTGACTGAATTCTTGGAAAGAGAATGAACGATGGCGTAGTATTTGGCGACTAATATCACGCGTGGTTTCGATTTCAACACAAATATTTACCATTTCAAATGGAGAAAAATGATGGTTTTTATAAAGATAGGCGCAGAGTTTTTCGGATGTTTCGTGATTATTTTGATTGGCGGGGTTGGAGACGCGGGCACAATATGCGATTTGTTCTAATATACTCATACCGTTGCTTTGCGAAAATGATATAAGTTTAGCGCAATTAAATTCCATTGTAATACAACAATCGGCGTTTTTATATTAATATAATATATATGAAAACGCAATGTTTATTGGGTTAGACGTAATACCAACATTTAGTAAACAATTAGAGGGACCTACACGTGTCAAACATTAAGTACTAATTTTGTATATTACAAAGAATAATTTTGAAATTCACGATTTTATATTTATCAACGACGGTAATAAAAAAAACATATTCAAAAATGCCGACAACTGACATAAATTGAATAGTCTTTATAAATTCGACAACGACCCACGAATTATGCCAATAATATAATGCAAAGCGATTGTGTTCTACATCAGGTTCGAATTCATTCATTGAAATAAATGGCAATTTCAAAGATGTTGTATATGAAATGTAATTCTGATGTAAATCTTTAAAGAAAATGCATAGCATTAATGCGCTGGCGCATCCGATATAGATTAAGCAATTATTATGTAAACCGTGGTTATATAAATCATATCCGACCTGTGAATTCGCGCAATTATCATCAGTCAGCGTTATATTATAAGCGTGTACGATTTCAGCATACGCCGAAGTATCGATGAAATTATCAAATAATGATTTTTCGTATGGCATTATGTAATAAAGGTAAAATATGATTTCGAATACAGTTAAAAAATAAAGATGTATAATCATTTCATTGGGTTATTGCGATATTTCTAATTCGTTATGCAATCTTGTATTTTTTATTATTTAATAAATAATATAAAGGGTGTGGTTAATAAATCAATAAATGCAAAGAATAAATACACAAAATAACTTGCTTTTAAAGAATTTATTAACATTTTATACAAGTGCGAATTTAAAGACAATGATACCGATAATAAACGGTGAATCGAATATATCGTTAAGAATAGTGGATTGGTTTGTCACGAATTACGCAAAAAAATACTATACGGTGTTCGAAGATGCCGACCGATTTAAGGTGTATAATGATTATAAATTAAAATTAAAGGCGTATAGTAAAAAGCGTTTCGACCCGTTTTGTAGATGGGACCGAATTTCAATACCATATGACGAAACGAATTATATGGAAACGACGATAGGACAATTGAATTTCTTTAAATGGGCAATCGAAAACAATATAATTCAATATATTGAAACCAACTATGCGCGAATCGAGGCGGATATGAATGCACGCAATAGCACATCGAAAAAGAAAGAACCAATAGATAATGCGACGCGAAAGAAACGCGAAGAATTATCGAT